ATCTGGCGTATTATATATCGATAAAAAGGGCACCCGATCGTGTGCAATTATTGAAATCGGTATATGAAGAAGAGTTCGAACGAGCTCGTCAGGAAGATAGAGATCGTGCTTCTTTCACGATAACACCGCCATTTAGGAGATGACATGCCTAAATTTGCAACAGGTAAAAACGCATATTTCATATCGGACCGATCTGGTTTTCGATATAAATACAAAGATATGCGAAAAGAATGGAATGGATCTATCGTTGGCAAAGACGAATATGAGCCAAAACACGAACAATTAGGGCCATTCACACAGATAACCGAGGGTATCGCGTTACGTGATGCGAGGCCTGACCGCAATGAACCGATGAGTATTTTTGTCGGCGTGCGCACAGTTGAGCAACCAAATCCAAACAACATACGCATGCTGGGTAAGATCGGCACAGTGACGGTAGCAATATCATGAGTTATACGTTAACAACGCTTACAGCTGACATAAAAGCATACACTGAAGTTGACGAGACAAACTTCAATGCCACTATTGACAGCTTCATCAAGAACACAGAAGAGCGGATTCTAAAATCTGTTCAGCTAAATGTATTTAGGAAAACAGCTGCTGTCACAATAACACCCGGTAGTAAGGCGGTCACGTTTCCAACAGACTTCTTAACGCCTATATCTTTTGCTTTTACTCGTAATTCTGCTCAGACTTATTTAGAGCTAAAAGACCACAATTTTTTACTGGAATTCAACCCGTCTGGGGCTGAAGGTGATCCTCGTTATTATGCAGTTGAAGATGTTGCCTCAACAGGTGCTCAGGATGTGATTCTAGCCCCAGTGCCCACAACCGGCCAAACATATACCGGAACATTGTTTTATAACCACCGTCCTACTAGTCTTGTTGATGCCGGTGGATCTGCTACATGGATTAGCACAAACGCACCTACTACGCTCCTGTATGGATGTCTGCTCGAAGCCTACACTTTCTTGAAAGGCGAGATGGACATGATGCAGGTGTACGAGAAAAGGTTTGGTGAAGGTTTAGTTGCGCTCAAGCAGTTTGGTGAGGCAAAAGAAACCACTGATGAATATTACGTCGGCAAAGTAAGCCGTCAAAAGCAGTAGGTAAAACATGGCGATAACACAGGCGATGTGCACCACTTTCAAAGAAGAGCTGTTCAAGGCAGAACATAACTTTTCTTCGCATACTTTTAAGATGGCATTATATACAAGTAGTGCAAGCCTGAGTGCCGCAACGACAGCATTTACTACAAGCGGTGAGGTTAGCGGAGGCAGCTACTCTTCAGGAGGTGTCTCCTTATCAAACGTGTCCGTAAGCACGTCTGGGACCACCGCTTTTATTGATTGTGACGATGTATCTTTCACAGGCAGCACGTTTACGGCTCGTGGTGCCTTAATATACAATAGTTCTGCAAGCAACAAAGCCGTTGCTGTTCTGGATTTTGGGGAGGATAAATCACCCTCGAGTCAGACGTTGACTGTTACCATACCGGCGGCGGCAGCGACGACCGCTTTGATAAGGATTGAATAATGCCAAGCATATACACAAATGATCTCAGGTTAGAGGAGATTGCCAACGGAGAGCAGGCGGGTACGTGGGGATCTACAACCAACCGCAATTTAGAGCTCATTGCTGAGGCTTTCAGCTTCGGTACGCAGGCCGAGTTTGCTTCGGACGCTGATTCGAGCACCGTGGTTGCTGACGGTTCTACAGACCAAGCCAGATCAATATATTACAAGGTCACTTCAACAGCCACGTTAAGTGCGACGAGGGCTCTTACATTTTCTCCAAACAGTATTTCTCGAGTCATGTTTATCGAGAATGCAACAACAGGTAGCCAATCAATAACCATAAAACAAGGTGGTGGCAGTGGCACGACCGTCACCATACCTAATGGTGCTACAAAACTAATATATATGGATGGCTCAGGAGCTAACGCTAATGTAGTCGACGCGCTAGCCAAGCTTGATCTGGATACCGATCAAACAGTAAGCCTTACGAGCGATGGTCAGGCAATAAATTTTGGCGCGAACGCTGAAATTCAATTAACACATGTGCACGATGTTGGTTTGTTGCTTACTGAAACCGGTGGTGGCGCACCTACCCTGCAATTTAGAGACAGCGCCTTATCGATAAGCTCATCTGCTGACGGTCAACTAGATATTGCAGCAGATACAGAGGTGCAGATAGATGCGACGACTGTTGATGTGAACGGTAATTTGAGCGTGTCAGGTACTATAACGGACACGACGAGTTTGACAGTAGACAATATGGTGTTGAACGGTAATACACTGACTTCAACAGGCACTTTTATCATAGACAGCGATACAGACATTGAGCTGGATGCCGGTGGCGCAGACATCATATTCAAGGACGATGGCACTGCGATAGCTCATTTTACTAATGATTCAAGCGGTTTGACTATTGAGACAAAAGTCAGTGATGCCGATTTCAAAATCAAAGGTAACGACGGCGGTGCGGGGATCACAGCGCTTACTATTGACATGTCCGGGGCCGGAGCGGCGACATTCAATAATGATGTGACTGCTTTTTCTGACGAGCGCCTGAAAGACAATATCGAAACGATACCAAATGCTTTAGACAAAGTCATGCAAATGCGTGGCGTGCTATTCACACGCAATGATGATGATACGGCTAAACAATGCACCGGTGTGATTGCGCAAGAGATGGAAAAAATCATGCCTCAAGTTGTCCGTGAAAAAGAATACAAATCAGTCGCCTACGGAAATCTAGTGGGAGTTCTTATCGAAGCAATCAAAGAATTGAAAGCAGAGATCGAGGAGCTAAAGAGTGGCGGTCAAGAGTAGTGGTTCGTCTCTCGCTGTCAGTGAGATAGTAACTGAGTTTGGTGGCAGCACACCGCACTCTTTATCCGAGTATTACGCCGGAGGCAGCAACGTACCTTCAGGCACAACAGGAGAGGGTGGGGCGATACCCACGTCTGGTGCTATAAGCATAGGTCAATTTTACGGTTCAACTAACCGCGTCGCTATAAATCTAAATACAGGTTCAACAACAGACTACAATATCTTTGATAATCGTGGGGGAACGTATGTGGCGGGCGCTTCCGATATCACGGTCACGGTAGACGGGCGTGTAGGCTCAACCTCTACCTCAACTCCCGCATTAGACACCGGCTCAGGCTGGACCTCTGGAGACACAATTAAAATCATCGTGAATGCCTTTATTCTAGGTAAAGGTGGCGCAGGTGGAAATGGTGGTAATGCCACTAATGTTAGTGCAAACGCAGGCTCTGCGGGTGGCGCAGGTGGCACAGCACTGAATCTTCAATACGATGTTACAATCGACAACAACTCCGAGATCAACGGTGGTGGCGGTGGTGGCGGTGGTGGCGGCGGTGCAGAAGGGATTCAGGTGTCGGGAAAAATATCGACACAAACTGTCTCCGGAGGCGGTGGCGGCGGTGCCGGGACAGGTAAAACACAAAGCTCGGGCGGGAGTGGTGGAAGCGCTTCAGGTGATGGTTCACGCGCTAGTGGGTCTGCGGGCAGTAATAGCTCACAAATTGCCGGTGGTAGTGGGGGCAGTGGAGGTAGTCTGACGAACGCTGTTGCTGGTGACGGTGGCGATGGTGGTGGAAAAGGTGCTGCAGGATCTAATGGTACTGCGGGTAGCGGTAGTCAAAATAGTGGTGCTGGTGGTGCTGGTGGTGCAGCGGGTAAAGCGATTGAACTCAACGGTAACTCTGTTACATATACAACAGTGGGAACAATAAACGGAGCGGTATCATGATTATTTGGCGTGCATATATAAACAACAAGTCTATTAGGAAAATTGTTTATTGGGGAGAGACCTCTAATACAGAAGACACGGCTTATGTGGAGAAAATGCAATCAAGAATAACCGAAAAATTCCCTGAAGAGTCTTTTCCTTATCCAGTGTGGGTTATTGGGACAGAATTGGGTAACTCTAATAAATTAAGCATACATCAATGTTCTGTAGACCGAGATAAACAACTTAGTAAAAAACTTGCTAATACTTTATTGGTAGATAAAGATTACATTGTCTACAACTATGATTTAGACAACGTTGTGAAAACTTACGAGGTTTTCTACAAACCAAACCAAGCGTACTCGGTCGTGCCTTTAGGTGCTGGGGTAAGTGTCTATCGGATATCTGATACATACGATCAAGATTTCAATAATCTAGGTCGGCCATGCAGCTACGTTCAGGGCAGTAATGCAGACATTTTTGCGTGGGCACAAAGCTTGGATCCAAATATTGCTTTGCCTATATCTGAGAATAAAGAATTGAATCCAGATGATACCTTCCGGTTTGAATTTACCTCAAGTGGAGAGTTGCTATCAGTCGAGCTATTCAGTCATCTTGAAAGAACAATGGTCTGGAATACGTCAGGCACTGACACCTATGTTGAATACACCGCAAGCTTTGCTGACGAGCTAACTAATGCTGCCGAGGCAGGTATCGTGGTGGCGAAATATGATAACCACGGTCATCGCGTTGCAAGCGACACTGTAGTCGAAGATATTGAAGAATACATTATGGTGCCTGTAGAGGGCCAAGACGGTCAGTACACTAAACGCAAACTGTCTGAGATCTAGAATGCCTCTCACTAAACTAAAATTTAACCCCGGGATAATGAAAGAAATAACGCCCTACAGTAATGAAGGGGGTTGGCTCGATTGTGACAAGGTGCGTTTTAGATTTGGCTATCCGGAAAAGATTGGTGGTTGGCAAAAAAAGATTGAGGCGGATTATCAAGGCACGGCTAGGACATTGTTGCCTGCTGTGGCGCTTGACGGCACACTCAGGACGGGTGTTGGGACCACTTTCAAATACTATATCGAGCAAGGCTCTTCTTTCAACGACGTCACACCATTGCGAGTTACGACAAGTGCGGGTGATGTAACGTTTTCTGCAACAGATGGAGAAAGCACGATTACTGTCACAGACACGGCACATGGCGCTGTCGATAGTGACTTTGTTACTTTCTCAGGAGCAGCTACTCTTGGCGGTAATGTCACTGCAGCGGTGTTGAATAAAGAGCATCAAATCACAAGTGTTACCGACGTAAATACCTATGTAATCACCCTATCGGTCACGGCAAATAGTTCAGACACAGGTAATGGAGGTTCAAGCACCGTTGGTGCGTATCAGGTAAATGTTGGTCTAGACGCTGCGTTTCAAGGCAATGGTTATGGCTCTGGATCTTGGGGCGGACAAACATCGACTGCGACTGAGACTACTTTGAGCGCTGCGATTACTAACACAAGCACCGGGTCTGCAACTTTATCCGTTACAGACGAGACGGGTTTTCATACCGGCGGCGTCGCTTCTGCAGGCAATTTACAAACGGTTCCTGCGGCTCTGACAGGGTCGGGCACCGCAGTCACCTCTGATTACACAATAATGATTGGTGGGGAGTTAATGGTGCTAACCCCGAGCGCAGACAATAATTCTTTGACTGTGAGTAGAAACTCTGATCACGGTGCCAATAACGGCGCTACAGGATCTACACTAAGCACGCATTCAAATGGAGCGAAAGTATTTTTAGCTATCGGTAATTCAAATACTGACAACGATTTTACAGGCTGGGGTGTCGCTGCAGCGAGCACTACAGCAACTACACAAGAATTAAGAACGTGGAGTCATACAAAATTTGGTGAAGATTTCATAATCAATGCGCGTAACGGGAATATTTACTACTGGGATGCAAGCGAGGGCATACAGACCCGGGCGCAGACTTTGTATGCGGAGGGCGGTAGCTCCGACGCAAATACGCCTTCGATTGCGAAACAAGTTATGGTAACTACCCAAGATCGTCATTTGATCGCGTTTGGTTGTAATGCAAGTCAAACAGGTGACCAAGATCCCTTATTGATACGTTTTTCTGATCAAGAGGCACCTTTTACTTGGACCGAGGCTGTGACTAACAGTGCGGGTAGTTTGCGTTTAACCCATGGTTCCGAATTCGTCACCGCTGTAGAGACTAAGCAGCAGATTATTGTTTTAACAGATACAGCAGTATTTTCAATGCAGTTTATAGGAGCGCCATTTACCTTCGATTTAAATCAGTTGAGCACGAATGTTTCCATAGCGGGACCATTAGCTGCCGTCAACTATGAGAATGCCGTAATATGGATGGGTAAGGGCGAATTTTACATTTATGATGGTCGGGTAATAAAAGTACCCTGTTCTCTACGCAATTATG